ACCAAAAAACTACCGTATCAGCAGCCGTCAAAGTAATCCCATGCGCTGCCGATTGCGGTTGAATAATCAACACTCTTGGATCGTTCGCAGTCTGAAAGCGGTTGATAATCTCTGATCGCTCTCTTGCCGAAACTGACCCCATGATCACTTCATTCGACACGCCCTCGTTACGCAAGTAATCGCCTACGATTTGGATTGAATGAAGGAACGGAACGAATACTACAACCTTGTTTGTAGTTTCTTCAAGCACTTCTTTGAGCGCATGAAGTCGAGGCGAGATGTCGAACTGCACGATGTCGTGCTTGTCCGTGTACACCGCACCCGCTGATATCTGTAATAGTTTATTTAGAGACGCCGCTGCGTTGACGGCGGAGATTTGCTCTCCCGCTGCTTCTATGAGTAATTGCTTTTTTAACTCAAGGTAGTACTTCTGAACTTGTGGAGTCAGTGGTACATCACGTGTCTGGTAAACAACATCAGGCAGATCAAGACACTCTTTCTTTGTATACCGCACCGCCGGTTGCAATGCCCGATACACTTCATCGGTTGCAACATTCTTCGGAACCCACTTGAACTTACTCACCTGTACCATGACGCGATCACGCCATGCGGTTGAGAACTTGGGCACACGACCGGGGCTAACTAACTTAGCCAAACCAAACGCATCAACCGGCGATTGCGCTGCCGGTGTGCCGGTCATCATCCACAACCACGTGGTCGGTTCAACTAGTTTGGCAAGGGTCTTCCACCGCCGAGTCGTTGAACTCTTATAAGCGTTGGCCTCGTCCACGATAATTAGATCAAACTTGGCTTGCATCAGTTCAGGTAAGATTACCGTCGTGCCATCGTAGTTAATGATCGTAAAATCAAAGTTCTCTTCTAATATCTTCTTACGCTTCGATGATGATCCGTGTGCGACGCCACACGTTCGATGAATGGCTGTCTTCATGATGTCGGCTTGCCATGCGGAATACATGATCGACAGGGGGCAGATCACCAGAACTTTCTTGATGATGCCCCGTTTCATTAGGTAGTCAGCAGCCCATACTGCCGCACTTGTCTTGCCTGTACCCGCTTCGTTAAAGCAGAAGGCTCGTTGCCTAATAGACAAGAACTGCGCTGTGTCGCGCTGATGGTCAAAGGGTTTGTAGAACCCCGGCCAATCGTAGTCCCGCTCCATCGGAGAAGGAATCTTTGGCACGTTCTGACTAGGCAGGAAATGATCTAAGTATTCAGCGAGGACTTTCATCTCGCTGTGATCCCAACAAATCAGTACGTCTTTACTGTGTTTGTTGTCCCGAATAATTTCGGTTCGTTCTAATCGCGCCGTAATTTCGGCGGCGAAACTGTTCGACACGGTAAGTTTTACCGCTGCGTTCTCAACTAATTCCATACTGTACCTACTGAATTAAAGAGCCCGTATCGTGGGCCAGACGGTTAGCGCCTAGGCAAGGAGTGGGCGGTAGCGGCCCAACCTATCGCTAACAGACGCAGTTATTGTGGGGGAGAAGTGGGTGGTAGAAACTCCCCGACAGCACACTTGCGTCTTGTGCATTATTTCATAGCACCGCTTGAAGTTCTACGGAAGGAACGATTTTTTGAGGGTGATTGCAATCGTGTTCCCGTTGCGTTGCTGCCACCTTTTGACAGTGCCTTTACGTGGGCAATGTCTTTACCTTTTCGGCTAATACCTTTTTTATCGTAACTACGACGCGCACGCTGCCGCTCCATGCGGTTCTCGTGTTCATCACGCTCAACCTGTTGCTTGTATTCTTTTTTGTAAGGCCGTGCCTTGTTTACGTATGGCATCTCATCGCTCCTTATAAAATTTGCACGTGGTGACGGGACACCATCCACACAACCCACCGGGCTTTGCCATCCACATACTGTTTGTGAAGGCCATCTCCAGTTGGTCTAAATGCGGCAAGAAGGTTTCCCATAACTTACCTGTCTGGTCCCGTGTGTACTCTTCATTAACGAAACTATTATGCATCACAAATAGCAGGCCAGCCTTGATCCGCTCAACCTGTGGGAAGTGAGCGTAAGTCATCAACGCCATCAACTTTAATTGCTTCGGATCAGGATAGCGGTTGCTGCCGGTTTTGTAGTCAATGATGTAAGCATCGGCTCCATCTACTACCAATAAGTCAACGATACCCCGCACCCACCTAGTATCGGAATTAAACGCGCAAGGCTCCCGATCCCGTGTGAGCGCCATCTCATATTCGCAATATCTATCACCATCAATCTCTAGCAACGCATCGAGAGGTGGCTGAAATCGCTTATAGTTTTTAACTAGTGGCACAGCCTTACAAACATAATCCTCCAACGCCTTGTGTACTTCTGACCCGTACAACATCTGTTCGGATGCTTTCTTGGTAAAGTCCTGCGCTACCTTGGTGTGGTAGTACTGCTTCGGGCAGTTGATAAAGTCCTTAAGACTACTGAATGACCACTGAATCATTAACAATCCCCGTACGACTCGCCGTACTTGGCCTCGCAAGACACAGGCAAACCCTCTGCCCAACTTGGAGGAGTAGACATGACTTGTACTATAAAGGCAACCGCTTCCTCGACCTCTTCTTTCCGAGCCACGATTACCGCTGCGTCATGCACGGTCAAGACAGGTCGATAGCGTTCTCGTATCTTGAGCATCTGCTCACCGACGATGATCCGAGCCAAGGCTTGCACGATGTTCTCTACCATCGCGCCTCCCCATATCGAAGTTACCCCTTTACGCGATTTGTAAATGTATTTCTTGTCGCTCAAACGTAGGTCGGGGTATCGTATAAACAATTCATTTGGGAGACGGATACCCGACGCGGTAGCCCATACACACTTGTGTTTGCCCATAGCATAAGACTTTAAATTGCTAGGCCACGACGAAAAGTGCTGGAGCGCACTATCGCAATCTCGCCATAAGTCCGTGATCATGTGGTTGGAATCACGGTAAATATCGACGATGCGCTTGCACTCTTCCTCGGGCAAGTCAGCACCCGGCGGCTGCGTCTTGAGTGTGTGCTGTAACTTTTTAGCCCCTGTGCCGTAGCCCAATCCCAAGATACAAGTCTTGCCGACGAACCGTTCAACGGGGTTCGCCTTGCTAATGGGCTTTTTATAAATCTTCGACGCAAAGATCGAATACACATCCTCGCCCTTGGCGAACTGTGCAGTGACATCATCCTGTCCCGCTAACCATGCAAGGACACGCGCCTCAATCTGAGAAGAGTCACAGTTGATAACGACATGACCAGCAGGGGCCGCGATAGAGTTCTTCAGCGTTTTCTTTTTCTTATCACGGCTCGGAAGGTTTTGAAAATTGACTGAATCCGTTCCTGCCCAACGGCCTGTGTGAGCGCCGTAATACTTGAGCGGGATAGGTATCCTGCCGCCATTCCTAGCACCAATACCGATAAAGCGTTCAATGCGTGACTCCTCAATAGTGGACTTCGTACCCAACCGGACTGAGCAGAGTTGCTGAATGAGCGGGTCTTCATGTTCTAAGAGTTCAATAAACCCCTCGTCATTTTTAGCAAGTGCATACGTTTCTTTACCGGTTGTTGGACTAATTTTCATTGGCACAGGAATGCTGAGTTCCTTCAGTATCGCTGCAAACTGCGGATTACTTGCCAACTTCGCCCGGACTTCTTCCTCGTTCCCAACTTGCAGAACGCCCATCAAACCACCAAGAAGTTCTTTCTTCTCAGCCTTGATCTCCTCAAGACGTTCAACAAGCATCGCGTCATTCACCGTCAATACCGGCTGCGTATACATACGCAGAGTCATGTCAATCAGGTCTAACTCTGACTGCGGGAAATGATCCGCGATAAAAAGGTTGAAAAGTTTGAAAGTAAGATCGACATCGTTAATGCAATAATCCCCGTAACGATTAAGATCAGCAGGAGAAAAATCCTGCCGACGCTTACCCAAGGCTTCGATAACTTCTGTTCCCTTTTGGCCCAAACCATACATTTTCACCAAGTTGGCTAGAGACCCGCTTACATCAACGCCGTGCTTAGCCCGTGCCATGCACAGGGTGTCAAAGTAGTAAGCAGGGGTAATTCCAAAAACAAACGATAAAATAGCCCCGTCAAACATCGCGTTATGGCAGAGCAGTGCTGACTCGTCCCAATTTACTTGATTAAGCCACGCCTTGATTTCATCCTTGGTCCCGCTAAACCACACGGTCTTGTCATCGTCGATCTTCATCGCCACGCCGATGACTTCAAACAACGGACTACGTATGTATTCTTCGGTTGTGGCCCGGCTCAGACTAAACTGTTGCGAGTAATAAGTTTCAAAGTCCAATGTCACGAAACTCATGGATCAACGCTCCACGTTTCCGTCTGCCGCTCAAGTCTCGGCCATTCAGATGTCGTGATAAAAGACTTATCCTGCACAAGGATGTGATTAGTCGGCTGTGCTGTAAATCTGCCGTTGTCTAACTTAATAAAGTAAAACTCTTTCGATTGCTCTGGCTCCAGACTGAACCCGTCGAGCATAGGTACGGCGGTAAACATATACCGCCCAGTTAGTTCTACTTTGGAGCGCAACTTAACGCGCAGAGGAACGGCTTCAAGAAACGGGTACTCCACCATGCTGAAGTGGTATCCGTAACAGTCCCATGTTTGTGCGTCAGAAGGAGCCCAAGGCGTTTCCAAAGTTTTATGTGCTAGTCGATGCAGCGGCACATTGCGGTATACCGCTCCGCATTCAAGCATCACATGGCATCCCCACGTGCGACCGGGATGGCTGACTAAACCAAACCACGACACGCGCAGCCAATCGCCGTTACCGAAAGTGTGCGGCTGAACGTAGCAATACGTATGTCGGGGCAACGGCCCCGCGCCTGAGTAAATCATCGTCTCTTACCACCCCTTTTTAACTTCGCGTTTTCATCGCGTAGTCGTTTGATCTCGTGGTAACACTCCCACAAGACGCTGCCCACTGTCAAGAATTTGAATTCAGTCGTTGTCGATGCGTTGTTGATTTCATCTGGCAATGCCCGAATCAAATCTAAAATATCATCTTCAGTCTCCATCTACCACCTCACCCTTTTTATTTTTGGGTAGCCGCAAGTTTCTTTGGTGTGGGTAAATAAATTTATTACCATAGATATCTTCTCCCTTGTGATACCTACGTCCCACTCCGTGCGGCTTCTTCGGATCTTCTTTAGACCTTTCTTCCCCAAATGCTTTTGCTGTGTTCTGTTCTGCTGCAATCTGTTCTTCAGTGAATAATTGCTCGGGGCCAATTAGTTTGTAGTTGTCTATGAATAGTCTTGGATAAGGCAGTACGGCAGAAAGTACATCGCCTTTCTTGACTTCGATCAACGAGTTAGCGCGTGTCACCCTAATGTTGAATGTAAAGTCTCGACGTAAGTTATCAGTTTCGATAACTCCGACCATGTTCTGAAGCCCATCAATGCCCATGTTCGGTGGCTGCATTGTCATCAGACTGACGTTAGGCGGGGTGCGTAAAGAGAAAGCAGTCTGAACCGTGAACGTCCCCATTCCAAAGTGTGCTTTGACAGACTGAAGATTAGAATTTTCTCTATAAAATTCGTCATCGTGAATTGCGATCTTAACGTCATCAGGATTTTTGCCGCCCGTCCACCAAACAGAGAAGTCATACAAGGACTTGACTCCGAATCCATGTTGATTGCCGATAACTAAAGGAAGGCAGCGGTAGGCGTGTTCGATAAACCAATCCCGAGTCACCATTCCGTTAAAATTAAAGAAAACTTCATCGTGACGGTTTCTAAACCGATTGTCGTAAGGAATTGCAACAATCGTACTTTCTGGTACGACGATCACATCGCACCTCCAAACCTGTCGTGTTTGGTTTCATCAAAGGTTAAGAAACTTGCAATCGTATGTCTCATACCTTTCGTCACCGGACGTACCCCGTGCAAATAATGAAGAGTGCCGGGGAACATAATCAGCGACCGAGCCTGTGGCTGAAGTTCAATGCCCAGATTAGGGAAGTGAATCTTTCCACCCTCGTAGTCTTCATTCAGATAAACCACAGCCGCAAAGTGCCGCCACGGATACGGGTGAGGACTCCCGCCGGGATTCTCTGCATCAGCATGGGGATGAAGTTCATACCCAACCGGCCATCGTGCAAAATTAATTAGGTCAGAGTAGAGCGGAGGTTGCGAGCCTAAGTGTTCTTCTAGTTTGGAACGTAGGTGTTTAGCCATTCTCGTACGCATCTGCGTAAACTTTTCTTGAATGACCGGACTACCCGACTGTTGAATAGTCATCGTACGACCAAGCCAAAAGTTGCCCTCAACTAACGCGCCAAACTTACTTTCATTGTTGGATAAAAACGTCAGCAAATCTTCGCATTCATTGTCGCTAATAAATTCTTTAACTACCAAGGGAAAACAAGGTAGCCCTACCCACGGATATGTCATGGTTTTTTAACCTTCCCACTCAAATACTCTAGTTCATTCCTCAAAGTAAGAAGCTCTAATGTAAGGACTGTAGCCTCGTTGGACAACCCCGCTCTCCGTATATTCTCTAAGGATCGCTCGACGAGCGTCTGCTGACTTTGACCATAACCCCAAGGGGCAGCTTTCATTTCGTCTTTCCACGCGCCGGGCGGGGATTGGTTGTCTACTGTTACGGTCTCTGCCTTCGGCTTTGATTCGTTCGTCATACTGTCTTATCCCTCGGTGAACAGCACCTGCCATGTGGTATTGAGGAATACCCCATAGCTCCACTAGGTCTTTGTATTTCACCCGCTCGTCGAGTTCCCGCGCCTTACGTTTGCGCTCTAACAGAAACTTGTACTGCTCGAATGTCAGAACCACATTGAACCTCGACAGCCTTGTGTAGACCTTACCCTCTTTCTTTTTGTCTCGTGCCATCTCGCACCATTAAAATTCTACCCATCCCGTGATGATGTATTTGTCACCCTTTAATGGGGGATTGCCGCGATGGGTATGCGTAAAGCCAGCAGGCCAAATCACCATGCGACCGGTCTTTGGCTGAACTCGTTTGCTTAAATACAGGAACTCAGTCTCTCCGCCTTCTTCAACGTCGTTCAGATAGAGAGTAAAAACAAGTACTCGGCTACGCTGCATTCTGGCGGTGTCTTCGGCGTGCCAAATGTGATACCCACCACCCGGCACAGTCTTTTGAATTTTAATTGTGTAAATCTTGTGCGGGTCTGACGTTTGCAGGATTGAATACTTCTCTGCATAAAGTGGGTAACAGATACTCCAAAAACCTGTATTAAAATCGCCACACTCAATTCGGAGTTCATCGTTCGTATAGATCGAGCAATTCGGAAAGTCTACAGCCTGATCCTTATTAACATGAGACGGACGATCCATGCCCTGCACTCGGGAATACGACATCCCTGCTGAATCTATCTTGTCAAAGTACTTGATCCAGTTTTGGCAGTACTCGGCGGGGAACACGCCATCAAACACGCCAACAAAGTCATCCGTAATTTTATAATCAAGAGTCGGGATTTTCTCCCGTAACTGCTGTTCAAGACTAGGCTTAACCATTTAAACACTCCTTCCTTGTTTGCTCTCGCACTAGCGTTAATAACTTACAGATAACTTGGCTTTGATTGCGTTCGCCTTCGTTACCAATCTCGTCATACTCTCTGGCAAAGTTTTCTATCGCTTCCCAGTTGATGTACTCAAGATCACCCGCGTCTCCAATTTTACACCACGTAACTTCATGTACGATCTGATTTGAATTAGGTTGTTTCTGCGTAGGTAGGATCAAATAAGTCGCGGTCTCACCCTCATCCAAGGGAACTGTATCGCCGTACTCACTCATGTCACATCTCCTTTGCTACTGCCAACCATTCATCGGCGTATTCAACATCTGCCCAATCTTTAAACCACGGACCACCTCGGGTGAAGTGGACAGCGACAGGGTTCGGACAATCGTTTCTCGTATGCCATCCCTCAAGATAGTTGTAGGCTATGGGTAACTCCCCAATACAGGCGTCCCATAAGAACCGCAGTTGATGTAAGTACATCCCGCTCTCACGGTTGACTAACTCAGGCGTCACCGCCTTCATGTGTAGATGCTCACAGTTAAAGAGGATCAGGCTCGACCAATTCTTGCGTGGATATTGGTGTTGTATCGCACCGTCCATCTTGGTTGTTTCCTTCGGCTTGTAGTCATGCTTGACCACCATCGCGCCGTAGTAGGGATTGGCATAGTCCATCAGCCCTGCAACGTCTCCTCGCCAGAAGAAGTCACAGTCCATAAACACCGCCCACCCCTTGTATCCTGCAAGATACGGCACGAGGAACCGGGTAAACGAAAACTCTGTCGATGACAGCGCATCATGCTCACGCCAGTACAGGTTCTTCTCCCGCATCTCCTGCTGCTTGATGGGCTGTATGTCTAACGGAAC